AGGAGTTTGCTGCATTCGATGTGGCGGCAGGTGAGGTGGTGCTGATCGACGGTTTCTTTGCCGATCCGCCAAGTATTAACTACGACCCCGAGAGTTGTAGGCAAACACAGCAACGCCAAATGCGCTGTGAGTTGGAACAAGTCAGAATGGTCAAGATACTTGGGGAGGTCGATCAGGTCCTGCATGCCCAAGATCCTGCAGACTACGGATTTCCGAAGATGGCGGGAGTGCTCAAGCAACTGACCTATCGACCCATCACGGTGCAGGCCCGGAAAGTTTCCGGCCAGTCAGTTTGGGGGCCGACCTACTCCCTGGAAGTCAACTGATACATCTGACGGGATCGGCGGGCGTCGGATAGCCTGATCGATGTCCTCCGATCCCAAACCTCTCGAATGCGTCGTCACGACGGCCCCCAAAAAGCGTCTCTTGCCTCGCCGCATGGACTCATCTGAATCGGACTCAGCGACACACCGGATCATTTGCAGGATGCAGTAAGGCTCGGGCCGTCGACTGCATGAGCCTGCACTGAGAGTAGGATTTCGACACTTTTTCGACACCCAAAAGAAAAACCCCTGACTTTCTCTAGGAAAATCAGGGGCTTATTTGGTGGAGCCGGGGGGATTTGAACCCGTGGTTCTGAGCCCGCATTGCTCTCCTTTTTTCAGCTTTACGCTGAATTTCAGTCGCTTAGATCAGTTCGGGTTCGATTTATGTCCCCTATTTTCCGCTAAATTTGGGACACATTTCAGTCACTGCGTCCAAATGAGAGGGGCTGCCCTGCGATCAGATCGTGGTTTTTGCGCTTTTCCCTCACGTTAGGGGGTTAGCTCTTGTTCTTCTCAAGAATTGGTGTTTAATAGCGTATTAAGGCCATTTTTTTCAAAAAAATGGCAGAAACGCTGTCAAGAAATGAAGGGAACCCCCGTGATCGTCGATTTTACCATCAAGAATTTCAGATCTATCAGGGACGAGATGATTTTCAGCATGAGTGTTGAACATCCGAAAAGTCACTTGATGGAAAATATTGCTTATCCGGCAGATGGGCGGATCGGAGTCCTTAAGAGCGCTGGTCTGTATGGCGCCAATGCCTCTGGTAAATCGAACATTTTACTTGCTTTCCGGGCGCTGCAATGGATAGCTGATGATTCTGGGGATCTTAAAGAGAATGCCAAGATTCCATGTTATGAGCCTTACTTGCTTTCAGATGCAACGAGTAATGCTCCTGTGTCGTTTGAGATTGAGTTTTTTAATAAAAATATTAGGTATGTGTATGCTGTTTCATATAATGCCAGTGAAATTCTAACGGAAAGTCTTGATTTTTATCCTAATAGGCAGAGGGCTAACCTGTTTAAAAGGCAGGAAGGTGATACATGGGAAACTATTTCTTTTGGAGGGTTGTATAAGGGTGGCACGAAAAGATTGCCATTTTTTAAGAATAATAGTTATCTCTCAAAAGCTGGAAATAATGCTGGGGCTGCTGAGGTAATTAGGTCAGTTTATAGTTACTTTAGAAGTATTGGGCACGTCATGACTAATTCTTCTTATGTTTTCTCTGAGGTTTATGATGATGAAGAATTGCTTAATAGAATAACGGTTTTTCTCTGTAATGTTGATACAGGGGTTACAGGGATATCAAAAAAAGAGAAGGTCTTAGGGCGTAAGGTTAATATACCGGATTCTTTCCCGGTCGAGCTAAAAGAGGCTCTTTTGAAAAGAGAGCAATATGATTTCTATTTCTCTCATAAAAAGGATGACGGGACTCCAGTTTCTTTCAAAGAGGATATAGAGTCTGATGGCACTCAGAAGCTTTTCAATATGTTGCCAATGCTGCTTTCTGTATTTTCTGAAGGTGAAGTTCTTGTTATGGATGAGCTTGATAATAGTTTTCATCCCCACATAGCTGCGCTTTTGATAAAACTATTTAACGATCCTGTGGCTAACAAAAATAATGCCCAGCTAATTTTCTCTACGCATAACATGAATTTAATGTCCCCTACGCTTATGCGTCGTGACCAAATATGGTTTGTTGAGAAAAAGGATGGGGCTTCGAGTCTCTATTCACTTGATGAGTTTGATAAAAGCAGTGTTAAGTCAAATAGTCCGTTCGGTCATTGGTATGATGAGGGGCGCTTTGGGGCTTTGCCTGAAATTAGTTATTCTCGTATTTCAGAATTGCTCAGTTCTGGAGCTGATGCTGTTTGAGTGTAAGGTTTTTATAGGGATATTGATTTTATGCCAAAGCCGCGATCCAAAGCTGTTAGAGCGCCCCGTAGAAAACTTTTTATTTTTTGTGAGGGAGAAAAAACGGAGCCAAACTATATAAAAGGGTATATAGGTACGCTTTCAAGAAAGGCACTTAGAGATGTCATTCAGGTTCAGCCCACAAGAAAAAATACGCCTGCTCAGTTAGTCGATGTGGCTATAGCTCAGAAGAATGGCGGGGCGGGGCTTGCGGGGGATGTATTTTGGGTTGTGTATGATAGAGAGAATGTCACCAAATACTCTGATGAGTTGCACGATAAGGCATATAAAAAAGCAAAAGATAATAATGTAAATATTGCTCTTTCAAACGTTTGCTTTGAAATGTGGTTGCTTTTACACTTTTTTGATACGGCTGCCCCGTACGCAAGTTTTGATGATTTATTTCATCGAAGTCAATTTAGGGCAAGGTACAAAGTTCAGAGTGGTGGTTTGGACTATGAAAAGTCAAACCAGAATGTTTATGAGGTGGTCTCAGGATTTATTGGGGATGCGAGGGTGAGGGCAGCTAAGATTAATAAGGCGGCTCTTGATGCTTCTGGCGCAGGGCGTAGTAAGCCACATCATTTAAATCCCTATACGGATATGCCTAGGCTACTTGATGCTATCGATAATTTCTCTTAGGTATATGCTTATCTGGGCGTGGGGTGCATATCTGCCTAGCTATGCTTGGGTTTATCAATTTTCTTCGAAAGCTTGGTTCATATAAACAGGTCCCTCTACAACTCCCATGGAACTACCAGCTTTTAATAGTTGTTCCTTTTGAGCATCCAATAACATCATCATCAATCGTGTAGTTTGGTTTCAAGCATTCTTGAAGCGGACGCGGCTGACAATTCTGTTTGCAGCGCTTTGACTCGGCGATTGCTGCATTCCTACGTTTCATTTCGTCGTCGTAGGCGATCTGCTCTTCTATCTTTCGTTTTTCTAGATACGCCTTGGCCCCTGGAGCCATTGCCCCGCCGTTCTTGGCGAATTCGCGCATCAATCGGTCGCTCATGTTCTGGTGCATGGGCTTCACGATGGTTTCGGTAATAGCTTTGCTTGCTACGTCGAAAATATCGTTTTGTGCAGGGTCTTTGGGCTCTGCGTAGGCAACTGATACTGACATTCCTATTGCCGCCAATCCGATGGCTCTGCCTATCGTCTTCATGTCCTTATTCCTCACGCCGGGCGTACCAGCGCCTAGCTACTTTCCGTGTGATCGCTATCCCGCGTTTGGTTGGCTCAAGTTTCGATTGGCTTCATCGTAGTCCGGGCTCGTCTGGCCTACTTCCGGCGCGATCTGGCCACTTGCTAGCCAGAGAGCATAGTTTGGAAAAGCCACAACCAACACGTCGATTTCTTCGGTGGTCACTCTAACTGCGCCCTTGCTGACGCTCTTCCATCTGTCGTGATCCCCGTTCCCCAGTTCGCTGGCCCTCTTCGGGCCAAGCTTTTTGATCAATAACCTTGCTCTATCGGCTGAGCTGTTCATATAGAAATCAATTTCGCTTTTTTGCGGGGAATCTATTGCCCCTCAGTGGTCCGGGGGATATATTTGCTCCGAGGGAAAATATTGCTCCTTCGGTGCTTCGATTAGTGCAGAGAATAGTGGAACAAAGCAGATGGATAGGGAAGGTCTAGACCCGCAAAAGCTACACGGCGCGCCGCCTCTGATGCCCTGGCAGGCATTCGCCGACTGGATCGGTATGGGCGAGGAGCCAATCGTGGTCCGTACATGGATCGAACGCGGCTACCTGCCAAGCCGGAAGGTCGGTAAGCGGTTAATGGTGAACGTCGCACTTCTGACCCAGCAGCTTCTAGAGCAGGAATGGACGCTATGAGCAGAACGGATCCGCAATTCAAGCTCCGCATGCCTCCCGAACTCCGCGCCCAGGTAGAGCAGGCCGCCAAGGCTGCGCACCGCTCGCTGAACGCTGAAATCGTAATCCGCCTGGAGGCGACCTTTGCCCAGGCCACACCGCGCGCCAACGAACTGGAGGCCACCGAATGAAAAAGACCGCTGCGTCTTCAAATACTCCGCGCCGGGGCTGGGCCGTTCCTGCTCGCGCGCGTTCCGCTCATTACTTCGTAAATGCCACCTCCCTGTGCGGCGCGTGGATGTATACGGGCGAGCTTGAAGACGACAAGCATGAGCATCCGGACAACTGCATTTCCTGCATGCGTGCTCGCAAGTCCCTGGTTGACGGTGGCGCTGAATGATCCGCCCGGTTACCGGTTGCCCAGGTGAAGGCATGACCTATGCGCAAGTATCTCAACCTGTTGCACGCGTCGGACTGCTCTTGCTCTGTGTGCTGGTCAAAAGCCGCTTTTCTACGACTCGTCGTCTCCCCGTCCACACCCTGTCCCGACTGCAAGCCCCGTGGCGAGCCGTATCAGGTCGATGGCCGGTGGTACTGCCAGACGGCCTCCTTCTGCGCGAAACACACGCCGTCCAAGCGTCCGCTGAAGTTCTGGAACGTTGTCTACGACAGCGGCAAGCCGACGCCTTTCGTCCCGGTGCACGAACCGTTCGAGTTGGAGCCGTAAGTCATGTCGCCCATTGAATTCCCGGACTCGCTCTTTTTCGCACTGGCGTTCACAGGTTGGCTGCTGGTGCTGTTTCTGCTCCCCGGTGAAGACGCCCCCGGAGCTGATGAGGTCAGGGGCCGCCGTACCGGCTCGTCTGGATGCGCTTCACCGTCCAGTCGAACGGAACGCCGGGCGGAGCGAACCCTTGACCCACCCCGACCCGATACAGCCTCAGCTCTGGAGAGTGGGGCAGCTCCACCGCCCCGCGCTCCTGAGCCCTCGGCGGCAAGAGTGGGATAACAAGGGCAAAGCCCTTGGTTTAAGGATGTAACAGCCTCCGCAAAGGCTCCGGTTTCAAAACCACGACAAGTCGAGAAAACACCAGTAGGCGAACTTCAAAGTTCACCTGCTCGGGATCACTCGGCTTGCCGAAGGCAAACCCCGCGCACTAATGCGCAATTAAGCGAGGAAATACCGATGGCACGTTCGACTATGGAAGTTGCATTTCTGGGGACTCAGAAACTGGCATTCAGCCAGAACGGCAACGACGTAAAAATCGTGAAAGTGTTTTATGGCGATGAGCCGGACGGCGAAACCGAAAACGGCCTTTCCATCGTCAGCATGGACGTTCCTTTGGAAGTCGCCGACGAAGTCTTCGCCGCTGGAGCTAACTTCGATCCGCTTGAGAAAGTCCGTATCACCTTCGAAGTCGCTCGGGCAGGTAAACAGAAGGGCAACAATCTGGCCGTGCACCTCGAAGCGGTTGAGCAGAAACATGCCCCACGCCAGCCGCAAATCCCTGTTCGTCCGAACCCGCAGGCGCCCGCCAGCGAGTCGGCCAAGTCCTGACCGTAACTCAAGGGGAGAGACGCCATGTACCGCTACCTGTTTATCGCCGCGCTTAGCTTCCTGGGCGGTTACGCCTCCGGGCACTTCGACGGCCTGAATGCGGGTCTCGCCATGGCGCCTCTGTTCAACCCCATTGCTGCTTTCTGAGTAGCCACGAATGACAGGCGTGGTTGCCGTGCAGGTCTGCACAAGCTGGACGATGAATGCTGACGACAGCATGTCCTGTGGTGCGCTGGCATGGCAGCAGGCCTACCTGATTCCGCCCGAGGCCGCCGGATATGTAGACATCCTGGTTTCGGGTGGTTTCGACGCCCAGTCCTTCGCCGTCGGTTTTGGCGGGGTACTGATGGTGTTCGCAATTGGTCTGTCCGCCGGATGGATCGCTTCAATCCTACGTCGCATGAGGTGACACCATGAAACAACTGAAAGCTCTCAACACCGCTGCTCGCAACCTCGCCATCGCTTCCGTTGGCACCGTGATGGCCGTTCCGGCCTTCGCCGCAATCGATATCAGCGGCGTCGAAACCGAACTGACCTCGGCCGGCACCAACGCCGGCACCGTGGCGGGCTGGGTCGCCGTCGCCCTGGTGGTACTGGCGGGCGCCGGCATCATCTTCGGCATGCTGCGCAAGGCCTAAGCCGTGCTCTGGTCAGTCTGGCTCGGCGCCTTCGTGGCCGGCGCCTTCATCACCGGCTACCGCTGCGGCGAGTTCTTCTGACCAGCGCTATGCCGGCCTGAGCATCGATCTGGTGCCGAAGCAACTAAACCCCGCTCCGGCGGGGTTTTCTTTATCTGGATATCGCCATGAATCATAAAACTCGCGTTCTGGTTAATTGCAGGGGGCTGCTTGGATTTGCATACATGGCGCTGTCTTTTTTATTTGCTCAGAGCGTTAGTGCTCAGGATTATTATTGGATAACTCAAGCGCAAACCTCCACGATTTCCTCTAGCGCATCTGGTAGCTGCGATTCTTTTGGCTCTGGAAATATTCCCGGTGGATATACATATTCGGGGTCTGTTCTTTCGGTCCAGAGTTCTACTACTTTTATTTGTAGAGTTACTTGGAAAAACGTTTCTACAGGTGTCAATACATCCGGAAACTATGTAACTGCTCGTAGGGGAGATAGCTGTCCTCCTGGCTCAGAATTTGATCCGACCATTACTGACGGTTCTTCTCAGTGTATAACCCCGCCCCCGTCCAAGTGCGAAGCTGTCGAAGGCAACCAATTCGAACAGATTACCAATGAAATTCTTCCGGATGTCTGTAATCAGGGTTGTAAGGCGACCCTTGTTCTTTCTATCGTTAAACACACGGTTAATAGCAAGTCCTTTCTAAGTACATACCAGCACAACACACCCGGTGTTGAGTGCAGTGCAGCCCCACCGCCTCCCTGTGAAGGTGATGCCTGTGAAGACCCTGGTGAAGCCGATCCCAGCACCGAAAAATCAGAAGAGTGCAGTCAGTGGAACTATGACGCCGAAGGGCGTCGCCTCCAAGAGTGCAAAAAATTTACTTATGAAAAACAGCCCGGGGTTTCTGATTGCAAATTCATTGCAGGTGCCTGGACGTGTGGCGCGCCCAAGCCAACGCCGTCCACCTCAAAAAATGACACGACGACCAAGACCGAAGTTACTCCTCATCCTGATGGTTCTACCGATACGAAAACGACAACCACCACCACGGTTACGAAGTGCACGGGCGTTAATAGCTGCAGCACAAACACTACTCAAAACGTGAACAACTCGCACACCAATGCGGATGGCTCGCAGGGCAGCTCTAGCAGCAGCTGCAAAGGGTCTGGCTGCACTAGTGGCAGCGGAACCGGGTCCGGGTCAGGTACGGGGTCTGGTGAAGGCGAAGGTAATGAAGAGGGTGAGGACGACGGCGTGCCGGGTCCTGGGACAAGTCTCTCTGCTCCTGCTACGGGTGATTTCGCCGAAGGTATTGCTGAGTGGGATCAAAAGGTTGCCGCTATCCGCGGCGAGCTAGACCAGAAGATGGACCAGTACTCCGCGCTGTTTCGCGGCGCCTTTGATTTGAACCTAGGGCAGGGTGGCGGTCGTTTGCCTTGTTACTCGTTTCAGGTTTATGGCGAAACCGCAAAGTTGTGCCTTTCCGATTATGAAGACTCGCTAATTAATCTTCGTTATGTGCTTCTTTTGGTTGCCGCCGTTGTGGCTGGCATCATCATCTTGAAGGATTAGAACATGGAATGGATTACGTCATTTCTCGATCAGATTATTTCGTTCTTTCAGAGCGTATGGGATTTCCTCAGCGTCGGTATTTACCAGTTTGTTAAAGATGGGTTGGTGGTGCTGACGAAGGCGGCGATGTATTCCTATATTCAAATGCAACTGCTTGCATTGGATGTCGCTTATACGTCGGCACAAGAAATCATAGGTAACTTAGGCGTAGCGCAACTTATTCAGCAGAAATACAGCGGTATCAACGGCGACTTGCTCAACGCGTTCTCCTTCTTCGGTGTCCCCGAAGCGTTGAACATTCTGTTTTCCGCACTCTCGACGCGCTTCGCCCTGCGCTTCGTGCCGTTCATAGGCCGCTGACCATGGCCATCAAAATTCACCACGGTCCGAACGGCTCCTACAAAACCTCCGGTGCGATACAGGACGATGCCGTTCGCGCCCTCAAGGCCGGGCGCTACATCATCACCAACGTGCGCGGCTTCACCCTGGAGCGCGTGCTACAGGTCATGCCCGACATCCCGGCCAGTACCGACATCATCAACCTGTCGCTCGAATCGCTCGACGACATGGAAAAGATGCGCACCTGGTTTCAATGGGCACCGCGGGGCGCGTTCATCATCTTCGATGAAACCCAACTGGTGTTTCCGAAGGCCTGGCGCGAAAAGGATCTCGACCGCTTCGATTTCCCCGGTGGACCCGAAGAGGCGCAGAAAGCTGACCGCCCCATGTCCTGGCTCGACGGCTGGACACGCCATCGCCATTGGAACTGGGACATCGTCCTGACCACCCCGAACATCTCCTATATCCGTGACGACATCCGCATGACCTGCGAGATGGCGTATCGGCATTCCAACCTCGCGGTGATCGGCATCAAAGGCCGATACAAGGAATCCCAGCATGACGCCCAGCAGAACCGAGCGCCCGCCGATGGCACCATCATCGAATACAAGCGAATCAAGCCCGACACCTTCAAGCTCTATCAGTCCACCGCCACCGGCGCCACCCAAGACACCACCGCCGGTAAGAGCCTTTTTAAGTCGCCTAAGTTACTTCTACTACTGGCACTTATGGCCGTGCTGCCTGTGCTGCTTCTATCTTGCGGAAGCCTGTCTATCTTCGGCGGCGGCAGTCACAAGGCAAGCGCTCCAGCACCTGTTGCGGCTGCTGCGGCCACTGCTGCGCATCCTGGGCAAGCTGCTGGCCTACCTGCTGGTCCGCCTGCTGTTCTTCGTCCTGGCTCTGTGGGCGGTGGGCCACCTGTTCCGCCTGATCCTCAGCTAAACCACCCGTTCGCCGGTCGGACCTTCTACGTCCTCGGCGCCGGTGAAGGAACCCGCAACGGCAAGTTCTTTCGGCGTGTTCTGCTCAGCATCGTTGATGATGAGGGCCGCATCTTTCAGCAGTCCTCGGATGATCTGGCCGGCATTGGCTACACGCTCGTTTACAAGGGCCCGTGCTTTGTCGAGCTGACCTATCGGAAGTGGAAAGGCACGGCTACCTGTCGTGGTTCCACCCCGTCAGAACACCCCCTACAACCTGCTAACGCGATCGCTGGACGCCCGTCCTCGCTCATCACACCGGATATGCCTGATACGCGCCTAGCAACGCCTCCAGCGAGTTCAGAGGCTCGTATGACCGTCGTCTCGGATTCTGAGTACGCCAGTAGGCCGTGGCGGTGAGCGTGGCAAATGTCGAGTGCTATGCAGCGCAGCGCCGCCGGAGCGCCCGGAGTGACTCGGTCCAAAACGAAGGGCGCGTCGGCGGCGCGCCGACGTCCCTGTAACACGTCATACAAACCCGCCTAACGATCAGCATTAATCTGCATTGGGAAACATAAATGTCGAAGCCAGTAGATCAACTACGTCTTGATGCTCTGACCGCGCTTGAGCACAAGAAGGGTCGCTTGTTTATTGACCAGGGAACGGCGGTGATGACCGACCTGTCAGCCGTTCGCCTGCTCCGCTGCGGCGTTGATACGGTTCGTCAGCTGTATCGGGGTCTGATTCGGCCAGAAATCATGGCCCTGTTCGAAAAGCCGGGGGCTATGGTCGATTTCGCGGGTCAGCGCTGGCATTCCGGTCGCGTAGGCAAGGATTCGGGATACCAGTACAAGCTGCAAAATGCCGATCTCGGTTTCATCCTGCTGGTGAAGAATTTCAACGCCAAGATCGATAGCATCGGTCCGCACCTGAAAATAGAGATTTCCCCTCACGCCATCGACAACCTGTCACCTGAACGTCTGCAAGCCCGTATGGACTTCTATGCGGGGGAGCTGCTGACGCACCTCGAAACCAATCAGTGTGCGGTCCACCTTGCCTTGGACCTGCAAGGCTGGACGCCACCGGCTGACCTTGTCGCCCGTATGCATTGCCGTGCCCGCAATCATCGCGATATTTCTGGCATCAACGAAATCAGCTGGGCGCTAAAGTCCGCCGTCTACGGGCGCGGCGAGACTCATATGTTCGGCTCGGCCAACGGCGTACAACTGGCGATCTACAACAAGACCGAGCAGGCCAGGGCGACCGACAAGCTTGACTACTGGGAAAGCGTCTGGAAGCTGCGCGACTCGTTCGATGAGGGCGATCCGGAAAACTACGACCCGAACCTGGATGTGTGGCGTATCGAGCTGCGCTATCACCATTCGATCATCCAGCAATTCGCCAGCGGATCGGTTGATCTGAAAACCGGCCAGCTGATCGACACTTCGACCTTCAGCGCATTTGCGGGCCATCTGGATGGCCTTTGGCGCTACGGCCTGGGGCAATTCAAGCTGCTTTCTCGCCCTGGGCGATTTGAGCCCATATGGACGCTGATACGCGACGACGTGCGGGTTGATTTACCGGTTGATTCGATGCTCGATGAGACCGAGTACAAGCGCTACTACAAAACCTCTCGCGGCTTCTCCGGCAAGAACGTCGAGCTGTTCTTGGGAAACTTCGTCAGCCTGCTGGCAAGGGAAAAGGTGGGCGCAAAAAAGGCGTTTGAGACGCTTCGACAGTGGGACTGCTGGTCCGTGATTCGCGATCACTATGCCGCCAAGGACATGTCAGAGCGGGAGCTCTATAGGCATATCCGCGACCTTCTCGAGGAACGCCATGTTAGGTGGGGCAGGGCGGTATGAGCGTAAAGCGTCGTTCGGATGGGCGCTGGTTGGCAGACGTTCAACCGATTCGTGGCCAGCGCTTTCGCAAACTGTTTGATACCAAGGCCGAAGCGTTGCGTTACGAGCACTTCATCATCGCCAACAAGGCACGTGATCGTGACTGGAACCCCAAAGCTGACGATAGGCGGCGACTGCTGGAGCTGATCGGTCTGTGGTTCGATCTGCACGGCCACATGCTCAAGGATGGCAAGCGGCGAAAGGCCAAGCTTGAGGCCATCTGCGCTCGTTTGCGGAACCCCGTGGCGGCGAACATCGATGCTTCTGCATATGCCCATGATCGTCGGCTGCGGGCGGAAGCCGGCATCACACCTAAGACGCTGAACAACGAGCTGGGCTATCTGCGTGCTGTGTTCAATGAATTGCGCGGCCTAGGGCAGATTGCCTACGCCAATCCGCTGGAGCTGGTGAAGCCCTACCGCATTGAAGAACGCGAACTGTCCTGGCTGACTGATGAGCAGGTCCTGACGTTGCTCGATGCTATCCGCCAGGGCTGTGACAACCCGCACGTCGAACCCATCGTACTGCTTTGCCTCGCGACTGGCGCCAGATGGTCAGAGGCGGAAGGGCTAACTCCTGCGCGGCTGCGGAGCGGTTCTGTTACCTACAGTAAGACCAAATCCAGCCGGGTTAGGACAGTCCCTATTTCGCCTGATCTGGAGGCGCTGATTCGCGATCACTGGAAACGTCATGGGCCTTTTACTGGAGCCATTACGTCATTCCGTCGAGCGTTGGCCCGGTCGGGAATCGTGCTTCCTAAGGGGCAGGCCAGTCACGCGCTACGCCACACGTTCGCCAGTCACTTCATGCAAAAGGGTGGGAACATCCTGACGCTACAGAAAATCCTGGGCCACTCCAGCTTGGCGATGACTATGCGCTATGCCCATCTCGCTCCGGAGCATTTGGCAGAAGCGGTGAAGCTCAGCCCGCTATCAGGTGTGACACTTTCGGGGCACTCGCGTATTGCAGAAAGCAAAAACCCCTGAAAATCTCTAGGATTATCAGGGGCTTGTGCTTGTGTAAGGTGGTGGAGCCGGGGGGATTTGAACCCCCGTCCGCCAGCTCTCCACTATCGGTTCTACATGCTTAGCCATCTCTACTGAGTTAACTCCGCGCGGCCCGAG